CGCCTTTACCATTAGCACCTTTTGTTTTCTCTCTTTTTACTTCACGAACTTTCTTGATCTTTCTAGGATCGATATAACGAATATCCTTTATACCTTCTTTAGGTTTTTGTAGATCAATTACTTTGTGAAAGTATATACGACCATCGACATACCAACGCTTATAATAATCTTGCGCCTTGTCATTAAAGTCTAACAACCGCATTACATTATCATATTCCTGCTCAATAGCCTTCTTGATGTTAGCAGATGCTTTAAGATTGTCTAGATCGATTGATAGGGGTTTTTCGTCATCGGTGTTTGATATACTATCATTAACAATATCTTCAATAGCAGAATCAACATCTGCCATCATCGATATATCCCGATATCTTTTGATTAGTTCTGCTTCAGTAGCGGCTACACCTTCAACATCAAAGTAAGTGCCAAAGTAGCCGCCCGCATTAATGCTTTCTAAAGCGCCATCAGAATCCGGTGCAACGAAACTTTTTTCACCCTGCCCCGGCTTCTTCCTTTTTATTTCAAAGCCAAATAAGTCCATATTATATTATCCTAAAAAATACTACACTACATCGTAGTGTGTGTATTGAAATGTCACAGTAAATTCTTCAAAAATATCGTTTTGTGCGTATTGCAATGCTATTTCAGACATCTGAATAGGGAATGTGTTTCTTAGAGTATATTTACCACCCTGTAAAACTTCATCATTTCTGTCAAGATGTTCAACAGTAATGTCTGCTTGATATTCTCTTGGTGTGAGAATACCTTCGTTATTGTTCCTGTCATTCAGACCATTCATCCATTCCTCGAAAGGACGGCGCAGAGAGAATTCAGAATCATTGACCACCGTGATTGTCCACGGATCAAATATTCTTTCGCCTGCTAGTTTAACTTCACGACCCCTATACTGGATAATCGCTGGATTCACATTAGAAGCGGGCAATGCCGCTCCTGTGACTAGTAGGCTCATGGAAGTGTCAACCCCTGTTACATAACTCGGAAATGCCAAGGACACTCTGAATTGATTGGGTCTGGCTCCACCTGCGCCTAGCCTTGCTTTAAATTCTTCAATATTCATTTCGTTTTTTCTCCTCGAATATTCTATTTATATTAGGTTAGGCACCAAGTTCTTCAAAAGAGATACCAGTTCTTGTCGCTACAAATGTCAATGTAATAAAATTAATTGACTTAGCAGGCTTAACAAAGATATCTGCTCTGAATTCGTTTGCATCTATGACAGCCGATGTGTTATTTGTTTCGTCACAAACAACTCGGAAATCATAAATGCCCCTACGACCCTGTACATCTCTCAAGAAAGGTTCTGTGAGCGATCTAAACTGGGCTCTTGTAAATGCATCGTTGAATTCAAACAACTGAAACTTAGCGGCAGTTGATATTGCTTTTTCTAGTACAACAAATAGTCTTCGTACATTGATTCTGTTAAATGCGGAATCTTTATCTAGCAATGTCTTATCACCAAAGAGAACAATACCTGACCCTGGGAATCCAACTACTGGATTAATACCATTCTTGTACAGAGTATCTCGTTCTGATTTTCTAGGTGACCACGCTAATTTTATTGCATTTTTAATCGCGCCTCGATTATATCCTGCTGGAGAGAACCAAGGATCGTTTCGTAAATCTGCTACAACACAAGTACCAGCAATGTCTCCGTTTAGAGGAACATATACATATCGATCATTGTACTTGTCATATGCGTATTTCCATCCACTGTCTAATACAGCAAATGATGATCGAGTATAGTTGCCAGCAGATAATTCAGCAACAATGTTAGTTGTTTCACTACCTTCTTGGTTGACTACGGATGCTCTTTGCGGTGAAATGAATACAAGACAGTCTTTTCTGATGTCGGTAACATTATCAATAATGTAATCTCCAACAGCGGCTGCGTGTGATGAAGCCATTATTAATGACACATCAATTAGTTCATCATTTGCAAACAGTAAATATCCTGCTTGAAGATCAGCAGTAGCGGGTGCATCATCGGCACCACCAGCAAGAGATACATTAAGTTCAGCAAGACCTGAAGTTAAAGTCTCATAAATTGTTCCGCCGGCAGTAGCGTCTGTAGCAGTACCCCAATTTGTTCCGTTAGTAGGATGATCTAGCCAGTGAATGTATTTTGATCTACTATTGATGACTTCTTTGTAGTAATTTGACTGATTTACATCGTCTTTGGCATCAGATGCTTTTGATAAGCCCTGAAATTTTTCTAAAACTGTTCCTGCTACACCAGTGAACGCTCCATCCTCGTCAACGACAATAACATGAAGTTCGTCTAACTGTGCGGACTTGTCAACTGCCCACTGAGTATTTGCGGGTGCGTTGTCAAACTCACTCTGATATGCCCAGTTTGTACCTAAAACAGCAGTAGCGGCACCAGATGAGCCACCTCCACCACTAAATGTTACAGCAGGTGCTGATACATATCCAAAGCCACCGAATGTTACAACAAGTGCTGTAATTGCACCGCCGCCAGTTGTAGCGGTTGCTGTAGCAGTTTGTCCACCCGCCGGTGCGGCTGCAATAGCAACTGTTGGTGCTGAACTATATCCAGTTCCTGCATTAGTTATTGTTAGGGATGCGACTGATGTGGCATTCCAAGATGTAAAGTCTGCTATAGAAACTTTTAGTGAATTACCCTTTGCACCTGGATATTTGGCTGCCCAAATTCCCTTTGATGCTTCTCCTCCACTGTAAGATTCTTCATAAACGCTGTTATTTTTTATTAATAATCCTGTACCATCTGAAGTAGAGTTCAATGCGGAACTTCCAACCTCTCTGACAGTAAGACAATTTGACCCATATGCTAGGAATGATCCCGCGGTCATAAAATCTTCGTATTCGGTTAGTCTTGGCTTACCGAATCGATCTACTAGATTATTTTCTGAGTCTACGGACACAATTTCGTGTACAGGACCCCACTCAAAGTCTCCACATATGCCACCTATGGTAGTGGCGACAGCGGGAACAACATTCGTAAGGTCTTGTTCTTGTATCAGAACTCCTGGTGATAGCTGGAAAGCCATGTTGATCTCCTCGATGTTAAATTATTATAGTGTTACTAAGTCTTTCGTCTGAATTATTTATAATAATCCCGATTTCTCATCATTAACCCATACCCATGCATCACCATTCTCAACAAATACCTCAGGCTCTTGTCCTGTGTCGATTATACCAAAAGGTGTTAAATTGGAAGATATTGAACTCATCTGCGAATTATACAACTCCTCTCGTATATTAACATCTGTCAAATCTCTAAAAAATACATTGGTCGTTACCCAACCAAACAATACTAAACACATTGCTAAATCATCATGATAACCTTCATCTGCAACAAAAGTTCCGCTTTTTTCTACAAAAGTGGATAATTCAGATATACACTCAGCATCAAATAATAAAAGTTTCTTTTCTTCTAACAATGACTTTAAAGCAAAACATCCTTGCCTTTTTACAGCCTTAGATGTTTTTACGCCTAACCTAGTTGTCTTACCAAATCCAGGAGAAATATATTGCTTATTTCTATCTTGTACAGTACTGAAAATATTTTCATATTCCAGTTCTTGATGTAATATATCTACTACCTGTTGTCCAATATCATTAGTCTCAGTCAAAACATATGCATTATTAAAGTCAGTTGCTACCTTTTCAATTACATTAGGATATAATAGAGGCGATATTTTATTTTCTCTATATTTTCCTACAAGTCTAAAAGGCATTTCCGTTATATCAAGTAACACAAATGCCGAATAATCTCCTCCAACACCTCTCGATGTGTCGGCGACTATCACATAGTATTTATTCTCTTGTGGTTCTTCGTATATATCTAGATTATCTTTTGTGTAGATCGGATCTTTTGAAGACATAACGCTCAATGTTCTAGCATTAATCAAGGTATTAGACGAACCTAGAAATTCGCACAATACTTCTTGATTATATTTTAGTTCTCCCAAAAGTCTGAATTGTTCTTCTGCCCACTTCTCATCTCTACCTGGTATTTCTGTATAGTGAATGAACATATTCTTAAATCCATTCTCGCCCTTCTCTGCTTCGTTCCAAAATTTCCAGAAATGGTTGTACCCAAGTGGTGTAGATGTGAGAAGAATTTTTGTTGTCTCACCAGCAGAGATAGTAGGATATACAGATGCGAAAAACTCATCTGCTATGTTGTTTGGTATGATCGCTGCCTCATCAATGTACAGCCAGTTTACAGATTTACCTCGAATACCAGAGGCAGTTGTTGCAGATGTGAATACTACGGAATTATTTTCTAAATCAACATTACCTTTGTTCCATGTTTTAACACCTTGTTGCATCCACACAGGAAGATTTTCATACATGATCTGATATCTTGACAATACTTCTCTGGCAGCCGCAGTCTTGTTTGCCATAATAGCAACAGTTTTATCATCGTTGAAAATTGTGTAATGTAGAATACATGCCGCGGCAGTAACAGTCTTTCCTTGCTGTCTGCCTTCCATGAGAATTGCTTTACGCTCTCCCATAATAAAGTCAACTTTTCTTTTCTGACAGTCATATAATTTGAACTTTTGCAATCCTTGATCCAGCGTAATGATATGACAGTAATTTTCTATGAAATAAACTACATCGTCTTTACACTTTAGATATTCTTCAATCTGTTCTTTGGTAAAATCGTGCTTATAGCCTACGGGCTTTAGATTAGGATTACCATGATATGATGTTTCAAATACTGTATCAGTCATGTTCAATTATATTCTTCTCTTCTTTCTTTTCTTTATTAATCATCTTCAATAACTCTGAAGTGCTACCAACAAAAAGATTATTATTTGTTACTGGTCCTGTTTTTATGCCGTCTCCGTGATCAATCTTTTGTTTCTTCTCTTGAATTTCCATAGCATCCTTTGCTCCCTCAGACATGTTTTTAATTAACTGTCCAGCAACTTCGTATGCTCTTGGATTATCACTATTCTGGGCTATAGCAAGAATACCTTGAATTGCTTCTTCGTTATAACCCTGGGATCTTTTTAGTGCTTGACGGGCTTCTTCAAAATCAGTTTCGATTTTATTGCCACTGTCATCTTTGGTTATAGGAAGCCTAACTTCTTGTGTCTCTGTCTTTGCAGTCTGGAAAGTTTTATCCAGTGCATCAAATACTTTATTCTTCATGATCATTACTCAAATGTTTGCTCAAATTCTTCAATAAATCTAAATGGATCATTAGGACCCGGTGAATCTACATGTCCTTCTGGACCCTCAATAACTACTGTTGGTGCAGATGTGTATCCAGAACCACCACTATCAATATCTATTCGTTTTAATTTAGTTCCATCCATAACAGCAGTTGCAGATGCTCCAGTACCACCGCCACCAGTAAATGTAACATTTGGAGCATATGTATAGTTATCACCAACATATGTGAGTGCAATAGCGTTGACAGCATCACCACTGATAGTAGCAGTAGCGGTTGCTTTAGTGTTTGCAATCTCATGTGTCTGCTTAGTATACTCTCCTTTAGTAGTGGCCAAGTCTTGACTATTAAATACGGATGCTATAGACTTTCTTATGTAGTCTTGATCAGCGACAAATCCATAGTAATTCAGTTTCATTGTAAAATTAAAAGTCCATACAATACTTCTTCTAGTATCATAGTCTCCTTCATATTGATCTTCATAAGAGATTCCATCTAAAACTATTTTAATATCTCTTTTTATTCCCATCTCAGGAAGATCATTAACTGTAACATTAAAATCTGGATTGAAATATGGCATTATCTGCTCAGAAATTTGTAATGCATCTTCTTGATTCTTAGCAAATGCATATAACTGAATTGTCAAATCATATGGCGTAGAAACAAACGATGTTTTATATTGCGTTGATCCAGTAGACGGCAAATTTCTATTCTTCTGTATGGGAGATATTTTTCTATCAGGATCATATTGAAAGCCAGTTATCTCAAATCCCATGCGAGGTAAAGTTATCGCTACCTCACCACGACTTTCTACTGATGGTATCTGTTCAATACGAGCCAAAAATCTCTGCTTTGGAGAATATGCTAATGGAACACGAATACTCTGTGCAAGAACGCCAGATGAATTTGTTCTATTGATAATAATGTTATTAAATATCATGCCAAAAGCAACGATAGCCTTCTTTGTTGTTTGATGATAAAATGTCTTATCTCTAAACATTATTAATCTCCTAACTCACCGAATGGATTTCCTTCAGAGAAATCTAAAATATCGCTTAGATCGTTAAATGTTAAGAAGTCAGCGGTATCTGTTCCTTGATTCGATTTCTGCGTGGCAAATGATTCTAATATTAATGACGAACTATCTTCTAACTTAAAGATGTCTCCTGATTCAAGTTGTATTTGGTACAATAATGTATCGAGACTATTATCAGTTTCGATTGCATCAATATCAGTAACTCCAGTATCAAGTTGTTCTGAAGCGTATTCAAACAATTCGCATCGCATCCTGAATACATAAATCTTACCAAGTTGATAGAACGGATCTTGAAACTCTACATATTTAATTTCAAATATAGATTTAGTCTTTGGAAAGTACAGTAGATCACCTTCTAATGGTCTAGACCCAGACTGCATAAAAGTACCACCAGATACTTGTACCATCTCTTCCCATCGTCTCCTAGAGAGAACAAAGGTAACTTGATCTCTTATCTCTAAGCCAAATCTAGTAAATATATCTCCTTCGCCTTCGTAACCATCAACATTCTCCATATACATTTCTAATGGATATGCTTGCGTGAACTTTGAAAGTGTATCTTCGTCAAAGATAGTATCTCTATTGACTAGAGTTCTGGGCATATACCAAACATCATGTCCGTATATCTTAATGCTTTCAAGAACCAAGTCTTCTACTAAACGCTGTTCGTTAGTAGTTCCTGAGGTATTACCTGACTGAAAATAAAAGTTAGTTGCCACTATATTATCCTATCATCAAAGAAGGAGGTAATTCATATTTCATTTGTGCTTCTTCTTCTATCTGTGATACTTCCGCAAATGCCTCTTGATATACCTGATCACCATTAAGTGTTACTCCTCCAGGTAATGTAATACCTCCAAACTTCTTCATGTTCTCACCCCATTGTCTTTTAATAAGGGCAGTACAATATTTCTTTAAGAACATATCATCGTATACTTCCGTGTAAGTTGCTGGATCTAAAACAGCATATGCCTCAGCAACAATGTAATCACCTATATCAAAAGTCTGATCCCAATCTGTGTCTATATAAAGTCTATCTGTTTTTCTATTCCATCTAATCTGTCTAGCACTAACAAGCAATTGGTCAAGCATGGAAAGATGTGTTTGAACCATTGAATAGTATGTCATATCTGCCGACAACAAATTGTACATATCGTTCAATCTGAATTGATATTGTAGATCGAATAAATTGTTAGGATTTCCTGCGCCTGTTGTAGATGCACCACCAAAATTAAATAGTCTCACAATAGACAAAACGCTGTTTGAAATTGGTACATATCCATTTTCTATATTGCCAGCAGAATACGATTGGACAGTAGCAGTAGTTCCAGTATCGGTGCCAGTTATAGTTTCAGCCGCTTCAA